ACCAAGAAGATGGGATGCACCAATAGCTCGATAATCACCACTTTCTGCATCGTAAATACTTAATTGTTGCACTAAAGAAACATTCACTTCCAAATTCGAAGCATCACGCTCGCTGATACCTATGAAAACATGAACATCATATATCCCCTCACTATAAGGCAAATCTGTCTCCCAATAATACTCATTACCAGATATAGCAGATAAATCATCAGGTATATTTATCTTATAAAATGGGAAATTATCTGTCTTGATAAGTAATTGCTCATTACCACCCGGATTTAATATTTCAATTTCTATCCCTGATCCATCAACAATCTTGTCTGACAATAATCCGGCGATTGTGTCCGCTGAACTTACTCTCACCAACTCATCAACAAATTCTTGATAGGATTCAATGATGTAATTACCATGGGTATCTCTTGAGACAGTAACATTTGATCCGGCTATCAAATCAGCAAGAATTTTTGAATCATTCTCAATGCTATATATTACAAGTTTCTTGCTCATACCGAGACCGCCTTGATAAAATTAATTTCAGGAGAACCGCTTAAAGTGATTGTAGTCACGTTCTCATGCAGCCTGTTTTTGTCTTTGACAACAATAGATCCCGCTGTTGCCAGGTAAAGATATCTGTCGCAGACATCAATGCCTACACCTGTCGTCGAAAGACCTGTCACATTTGTAATCACAGTATTAAAATCAGACTTACTAAGCACCGCCACACGTGACCTATTTGTTCCGGTAAAGCTTCCTGTAAGATATACCCTGTCATTGTCTATAGCAATACCATTTACCGTTGCAATAGATATCGAAGTAGTCAGCAACGTCATAGTGCTTCTATTCATAACCTTAAAACCACCCGTAAACTGACCGCCGATATAAACATAAGTACCGTCAGAGGCTATTGCATTTACTCGATTATTGAATGTTGGTGTGCCTGTTATTTCTGCCCAATCAGACTTCCTAAATACTGTAAATCTCTGTCCAAATGCGCCGCCTGCATACACATAGCTATCATCCACGCAAAGAGAATAGATACTTCCAAGACTGTAGTCTCCTGCTACAAGGCTCGTTATAAGAGCTCCTGTTGACTTGTTAAAAACGTAAACATAGACAGTATAAGCAGTATAAATATAATTGTCATCCACAGCAACTCTGTAACCAAAATTAGTATTTGCCGCAATAGAGCCTTGAGAAAAGTCTGACTTCAAAATAGTTCTGACAAAATCTGTAACATTCGTTCCAACATAAACTTTTGAAGAATCATCTGCAATAGAATACGCATAGTTCGCCTCAGAACCATATTGGATTGAAGTATCCAAAGACCAGTCCGATATATTGTATCTCAATAAGTGAGTCCTATTCGGGGTAGTGCCGTTTAAGTACCTGCCTGCAACAAACAACTTATCAGCTGACTCTAATGATGTTCTATTATGAAATCTTCTTCTTGCCAGCATTATGCACCATCCGTCAAGGTATTACCAACAGACCATATCCTCAAAGTACCGTTACTAACCAACGATATTTCAACCCTCTTGCCTGCAGGAATTGTAACTGTTGATTGTGGATATACATTGTTTGCTGTTGTTGGAATAGAGATATCTATTGATGTAGCTCCACTATTCTTAATCAGAAATGTCCACAGACCTGTACCTACATTCGTAAGTGTGAATCCTGAGCTTGCGCTAATGGTTACTATGAAGTATGAAGCTTCGTTTAGGTCGATAGTCAGGCTTGTTTTTGTAGCAACACTAAAGCCTCCGCCTGGAGTTTGCATTACAGGGTCAAGGTTGGAGTTAAAAGCTAAAAACTTGCCACTTTCAGCCAACACCACTTTCTCTTCCCAATCAGACGAAGAGTTCATTTTGTGCAATATGTAATCGCCTGTTGCCATCAGTTTACCACGTTGCTAATGGCATTCGTTTCCAGGTATTTGTCGCTACACAGACATACAAGTAGTCGTTATCGTAAGCAATCTGACCTGCTGTTCCTGACGCAGTAGCACTTGCAGGTGGGGAAGCCCACACCATCTTACCATTGAGCTGTGTCTGTATTGCAGATGTCACTCCGCTCAAATAACCTAATTCTGTGCTTGTAACTGACGAGTGAGCAGGTAATCCGTTAGCATCCGAAATAAGAGCTCTTGCTGCCGTAATTGCTGCCACGTTCGCTAATGTTGTTGCTCCTGTCGATGCAACTAACCTGTTTGCAGTCCATGATGCTAATCCTGTACCGCCTCGGTTTACTGCAAGAGTGCCCGAAGCAATATCTCCGGCTGCCAGTACAATAGCTCCCGTCCTGCCTGCTACTGATGTAACTGCATCGGTATTGTCAACTTTCTCCCAAACAGTACCATTACATATAATCCAGTCACCAACTTTCCAGTCAGTAATACCATCAACATTTGTAGCACCCTCAACAGATACCACATAATAATGTCCTTTATATGTCGAACTTGCAGCAGGAATTGTCGGTGTATTGGTATTTGCATTCCATGAACCCTGATATGCTACTGAACCGGCAATTGATGAAGGGAGCTGACTTGACGGAACTTTCCCTGATCCGTCCAATGTTGCCAAACCATTCGATGCACCTTTTTCTGATGTTTCAAGCTTGTTTGCAAGGGCTGTGATAAGTCCCGTAATATCACTTGTCTCAAGTGCTTTGAGCTCGGGCAGGTTGCTACCATTGATAATAAAGACTTTTCCCGAAGCAACACTGCCAAGGACTCTATATACGAAGTCAGGTCCTGCGACTTCCTGAATTAGCTGAATATCGTGTAATGCCATTTTTTTACCATCCTTTCATTATTAACATTTTGCCCCATTTATCTGGTGCGTAACAAATATATACATTGTCATCATCCATTGACATCTGTCCAGGTATCCCAGGGCTGTTTCGTGTCTCAGGAACATCTGCCCAAGTGAATTGAATCTGAGTATGCTTGACTTCGCCTCTAAACTTAACATCAAGCTTATCTCTCTTTGAAGCTATCTCATATTTTGGCTGCTTGACATTAATTTGTATTGACATTGGTAGTTCCCAATTTAACAGTAAGCTCACCTGAAATAAAAGTATGAATGTCTGTATCTGTAAATTTTACTGTAATGTCCCAAAAATATACTCCTGGCTCAACCATAGTCTCCTCCGGAAGTAGTATGATTTCCGTTTCGCCTTGACTTGGGTTCGTATGCTCAGTTATTTCTTTGTATATGTCATAGTTTTGCTGAGTAAGTTTTTTCTTCATAGTAAAATATACTGTGGCATTGTCAATCGGAATGGATTGTACCACCGAATTTTCATCTTCAAATGTGAAGCTTACCGGAAGTTTGAAAGTATTCCCTCTATAAAAGCCGTTTATCATTTCTTAGACTCCCTGTAAAGTACTATTGCTAAGAATGTCAGAACTGCACCTAAAAGCACAAGCCCGATTTTACTCATAAAAGGCGTCTGGATAATTTTCTCTTCCACCTTAGTGTTATAGAGTGTGTCCCGAACATTAAATCTTACTGTGTCCGGTTTAATAACATACTCCACAATTCTCTTTGAGGGTAAGTATTGAAACTTGACTATTGTGTCAATACCCTTGACTTTTATGTACTCTACAAGTGTGTCGGTCACAATCTGAGGTGTGCCTGTACCCTGAATAATCTCAGGGACTTTCACATAAGTGGTGTCACGGATAAAAGTCTCTCTGCTTACTTTAGGACAGCAGGCGACACTAATTGTAATTAATACGAATAATAAAATAGTCTTCATGTTGCTCAATTTTTGTTTTATTAACTTTTACTGCTACATCATTATCAATAATGATTTTGTCAACTCTCTTAATCTCATCATAAAACTCACTTACCATACCTGTGTCTGAAGTGTTAAAGTCAATCCTTTGTGTCTTGCCTTCTTCCACTATTGACATTAAATTGCAGTTTAATGTCATTCTAAGATTTTTCTTTTGAAAGGTTACTTTCATAAAACCCTCACTGTTTATGATTTGAGCAGGTGACAGGATTTGAACCTGTGCCTTCGGAATGGAAATCCGATATTCTATCCTTAAATTACACCTGCAAAAAGTTATGTTTTGAACACTATCGAGCCGCTTACCCTTAACCTACCGACAGGATTGTAAAGATGTCTTTTCTTCCTGTAAACTCCATCACCGTCTCGCTGATTGCCATTTCCTGTATTGCCTTCGATGGTCTCAACCCAGCCCATCTTCATCACTTTTACTACTCTCGCTGAATGTCCCTGCCAACCGTTTACTACTCTCCAAAACAACAAAGCATCAATTCTTATTTGATAGGGCAGAGGCTTGCCTCGTTTCTTAGCGTCATTAAAACAGTCCTGACTTCCTGCTGTCTTTTTGATAGGTATTGCTTCACCTGTAACATAAAAACAGTAATACTGAAGTGCCTGACACCACGCTACACCTCTCAAACCGAGAGGGGAGAGTATCCTGTCAATGTCCTTACCTCTGTTATTGCCTCCGACTTCCTTGATCCCTACACAATCATATAAGACTGCTCTTGACTTTTCAAGAGCTTCCTTTGTAGCCGGTAGCTCATAAGTGGTCTGTGCTTTGCTTACTAAGGAACAACTGAGCCAGAGAACTGCGATAAATAGATAATACCCCATATTACTGCACCTGATATTAATACACCTTGAAAAATCTTACCTGCTAAGTCCATTACTGCATGTCTTTCGACACTGTTCATCTTACCATCATCACCTTCTGCGAGATGCTTCCCGAACTTTATATTAGTGAAAGCATATAATATTATACCTGAAAGCCCTGTGAGAAAACATATTGCTGCTGTGATAAGTGCCAGAGTGTTCACGAATTGAATCTGAAAACCCAAAAAATATAAGGGTATCAGTATCCCTAAAATCCACGTAGCATTTCTGCTTACGAAGTCGAGTATACTTTTGAAGTTCGACTTAAAAATCTGAATCATTTTGATCTCCAAATTTATTGATATTTGTTAGTTTATGAGAAGTTCTACTGTCTTTCAAAACCTTCTCATGCCTATCTAATGCTACCTGATGTTTGTCAAGCACACCCTGGTGCTTTTCCAATTCATCAAAGATGTCAATTATGTTGTTTTTCTGATTGTCGTGCTCTTGTTTCTGCAATGCTAATGATGTATTTAGCTCGTTTATCTGTGTCGTAAGATGCGTTATTGAAATCTTTAAATCTTGAAATGGTACCCAAATTAAGTATTTGGCGATTATCGTCAGCAATGCTCCGATAACTGTAACCATTACTGTTATTATTCCTGCCAATAACCACCAGCTTCCTGCATCAAATTTCATGTCCCCTCGCTACATTTTAAAGTGAATATCACTTGTTCCTTGATAAATATTTTGCTTACCAACTTGGATTGCTGCCATCCATAGTCCTGTTTGAGAGGTCTTTACGGGTGACATCTCTCCATAATACAAGTAAAATTCCTTTTGTAAGATGTTCCTGATGCTCTCATATAGTTTAATAATCTCTAAATCACTACCTTTGTCATTAGTAAAGATGAAGATTGTAAATACATCTACAAAGTCAGGATATATTACACCTACTCTGTTGCCGGGTCTCTCTGCTGTCCATGTGATAAAAACTGAACCATTGCTATGCATCTTAGCATTCTTTTGAAGGTTTTCCAATGCCTCTTTGTTTTCAGGAAATCCGGTTATACTTATGTGTGGTCTAATATCATCTGACATCAGCCCCAACTCAAGCATCTCCTGAATCTTTACCCTAACTTCATGGATCATAACGTTTTAAACTTTTTTGAGAAAATACCGATTTATTCTTACTTGACTTCATCCGTAATGGAGAAGAAGCGACTTTCCTTGCTAAACCCAGAAGTTCTTCTTCTCCCTTTACTATCGCGCTAAGCTTCTGTAATACCGCACTATGATGAGCATTGACTTCTTTCATGTCCTCATCATCAAATTTGTATGAGTAAATAAGCTGTCTTGCAATAACAAACTTCCATCTTCTTATCAATGCCAATGATTTCTCTCCCAATATATCATCGCTTTTCTGATAAGGATAAACATATACTCTTGCAAGTGCATTATCTACCTCAGATTCAGCATCAATGATGATGTTCTCAACTTTTTCAAGTTTGATATCATTCAATTCGTCATCTGAAAGTAAGGGTTTTAGAACCTCGATTGGAATCCTTTCAGCAATATATTGATAATCTATTGATGCCATCTTCGCGCCTCATGATTAAATTTGGAAAGTGCTAAGTAATACTTCTGCTTCATCATTTTCTTCGCAGTCTTTTAGCAAGATACCATTTACGACATCACCTGCTACTGCCAGTACTCCATCGCCATTGACATCAGATGCAATAAAATCACCTGCAGATAAAGCCGCCTTGATAGTCAATAATGCTGTTTGACCTGTTATTACTGATCCTTCATCACCGGAATTGTAAGCATATTCAGTCACACCTAATGCTACTGCACCTGCTCCGCAAAGTGCACCATCGAAACCGATAAGCTTGTTCCTTCCTACATTAGCTGTGAATTTAACTCCAATTCTGCTTGTTGGATTAAATGTTGATGTAGACATTTTTATTCGCTCCTATTAATTTATTAATTCTTGGTCTTCGGATTCGGGAAGTGGATTTGTGATTTCTTCAACCTTTTTCTCCACTTTTTTGCTTGTCTTTTCCTTGTCAGAGCTTGACTTTTTTTCAACTTGAACAATCTCTACAATCTTTTTCAACTTCCTGTAATCGTCTTTCGACAATTCAAGAGTTTCACCGACCTTGTAAATCTTGCCAAGCTGTCTTATTGAGCCGGCTATTACTCTGACCTGATACTTTGGTGCTTCCATTTTTAGCTGCCAATAGTATTTGTTATACAGAACCCAGCATCCTTCATTGAGATATAGTGTTTGTAAACATGCAAAACAGAGACATATCTGATGATATCTAATCTGTCATTGCTTCTTGCTGCCCAAGGATACCCTTTTTGAATGAAAGTCTTACCAAAAGACTGGTCATAAACAGTTCTTGATCCGCCAATCTTAGGATTGTATGCCATCACAGCTACATCACCCCACAAATCAACGTTTGTTCCTGCAGCCTTGTCTTCGTACATACCTGAGCCGATTTTGATTGTCACAGGATTGTCTTTTGTTGACAGGATTGCTGAGATTATATCCTCGGTGATGATCGCTGACTGGCTGTACTTAATCAATTCTACTACTTTCGGATGTACTTGGAGTGCATTGAAAGTACTCTGACCAAAGACAATAACATTTGGCTTTCTGTTGATTTTCTTCCTTACTGTCTCCATAGCATCTCTAAGGATAGAGATAGGATCAGAATTGTCGTCATCAAAATATTCACCGGTTGTAAGAGCTTCGAAATGATCATTCGAGTAAGTAGATGCGGATGTCAAGAGCTGAATTGCTTCATATTCTTGAGTCAGCTTGATTGAAGACATCACGATTTCGGCTGCAAACCGCTCTAAATCTATGAAATCAGCTGCATACTCTGACTCAAGATAGTCAAGAGATACTTCCAATCCATAAGAATCGAGGATGAAATCTTTTAAAGTGATATCATCTAACTGCATTTCCTTTACAGGAGACTTCAAAGGTCTCTTTGTGTCATGAATACGCATGTGTTCGTTGCCATATACAGGGTATTTGCCTGTCTGCTTGGATACCTTTACTTCGGGCAACAAAAGTGAACTTACGAAATCAGAGTTTTCAAACCTCTGTGCAAATTCTGTTAAAATCGGGTCTTGTCCCAACTTTAATGTGTCGAGTCTTTTTACTCCTAATCCCATTATTTTCTCTCCATCTTTAGTTTTTCAAATGCTTGTGTATAGTCCATGTTGTTTGCTGCTGCGTATTTCATGACTAAATCGTGGAATGCATTCCTGCCGTCAACAGAATCTAAGTCCAAATTATTGACATCCGGAGTCTGCGGTGCCATTGATACAGGCATAGGCTCTGTTATGGTGTTTAATGATTGTCTTGACTCTATCTCTTCAATCTTCCTCTGATAAGGAGTCTTGTTGTTGATTAATGCAGAGGAATCACCATCAAATTTTCTAAGCCAAAGCAGTTCATTGGTTAAAGCAAAATTGTTTTGCTCACTGTTCTCCGATGGCTTGATTTTGGTACCAAGTCTAACTATGTCCAACTCTACTTCATTCTTGATTTCTCTTTGCTTCGAGTCCTCGATAGTCTTTACAAGGTCCGCATTTTCGTGTGTAAGCTTATCTAATGAGTCTGAAACCTGAGCAATCTTAGTGTTTAATGCACTAATCTCAGTCTCTTTCTCTAAGATGTCAGCTTTAGTTTTGTTGAAATTGCCCTCTAAATCATTAAATTTAGATTGTAACTTCTCATATTCAGCTTTGTAATCCACAGAATTACCTCCTGATTGTGAAAAATGATTATTTGTTTTCGAATTATAAAATTTTCGGAATTGATTACCAATGATTCTCTGTGCTTTGGCTGTCAGCAGTGTATCATCAGATGAAGGTGCATATACTTCATCAGCAAAACCCATATCTTTACATTTATCTGCACCATGGTATGTTTCTTCATCCAGCAATGCTTCTATTTCTTCTTCCGAAAGATTGGTTTTTCTTTGATATGCTTTTATGATTGATTCTTTTAGAACTTTGAGTTGTGATTGTACTTTCTCAAAATCATCTTCATTGCCCCATGCAAATGTCCAAGGTTTATGAAAAAGCATCACTGATGTCTCTGCCATCTGTACTCTCTTCCCTGCACAGGCGATCACGGATGCTATTGAGCTCGCCTCTCCGATAATTTTTATCGTAGGTTCTTTTTCTGCTAATAAATTATATATGGCTAAGCCTTCGAATACCGAGCCGCCGGGACTGTTAATGTAGATGGTAAGTTCGTCACCATCTTTATGATTCTTGAGCTGGTTTCTGATACTTTTAAGTGATACAACCGATGTATCATCCTCAAACCAAGCTTCTCCAATTACACCAAAAATATCAATATTCATTTTGCACCAAATTTTTGATACAAAACTAAAACTGAATAGATGTCGAATTACAATGTAATACAGCAATGTAATACAGCAATGTAATATTACAATGTAATATCGCAATGTAATATTACAATGTAATATCGCAATGTAATATTACAATGTAATATCGCAATGTAATATCGCAATGTAATATTACATTGTAATTCGACACCATTTTTATGCAATTTTTGTAAAAATTGTCATTTACACACCCAAAAAAAGAGGATTTTACATGAATTTAGGTGCACTCCAAAGCAAAATCATCAACATTTGTAATTATGAGGGGGAAGAATATGTTGATATTCCTGCGAACGAAGCCAAAAATTTCTCAAACTACAAAATATTCCCAAGAGAAATTCTAATCAAAGCTTCATGGAACTACAAAGAAGAGGATGAGTTTACTACGAATAAGCTCGTCAATAACATGAAAAAAAATGGTCAGATAGAAAATATTCACGTCCGGAAACTGCAAACAGGATACTATGAAGTAGTAAATGGTAATCATAGGCTCGATGCGTGCGATGTACTCGAAAAGAAATATCTCGTATGCTATGACCATGGAGAAATCTCCTTAGCGGAAGCACAGCTCATTGCTATCGAGACAAATGAGACCAAATTCAAAGCCAATCAAGAGAAACTATTTGGTATCCTGCAAAACTTAAAACTGGAATTCGATGTCGAAGATCTGAAATTCACTCTTCCTTATGATGATGAATTTCTTAATACCGCATTTGACTTCAAGTTTGATAATGATACAACTATGCTTGGAAATGTCGAAATTGAAGAGGACGATTACGATGAAGAGCCTCCAGTCAATCCGCATACTCAGCCTGGTGATATCTATGAGTTCAATGGTCACAGATTAATGTGTGGCGATTCTACATCTGAGGATGTGTCTAAACTCATGATGGGTGACAAAGCCCACATGCTTCATACCGACCCTCCATATAATGTAAAGTATGCAGAACTTAACTCAAAAAGAAGCGAATCAGGAAAGGACTGGTCAGACCTGTACTGTACTGATTGGAATGATGACATGAGCGATGAAGATTATAAGCAGTTCCTTATTGATTTCATATCTCAAGCAAAGAAACACATGATTCCTTGGGCTCATTACTACATTTGGCACGCAACTACCTACTACAGAGAACTCCTCGATGCTATGGAAATAAATGAAATACCTTTTGATAAAGTTCCAATTCAATGGGTTAAGCAAGTAGCTCCGTTAAGCTGGGTGAGATACAAAAGAAGGAACGAGCCTTGCCTTTACGGTGGGAAAGGTGCTGTTAACGGTAATGGTGACGGTGCCCGCTGGTTTGGACCTAACAACGAGATTACAGTTTGGAACTATGACAGAGAACATAACGGCAAATATATCCATCCTACTCAAAAACCTGTGGCACTACCCGCCAGAGCTATTACCAACAGCTCACAACCGGGTGAGATTGTACTTGAGTTATTTGGTGGTTCGGGATCTACTTTAATTGCTTGTGAGCAGCTGAGAAGAAAATGCTACCTAATGGAACTGTCCCCTGCCTTTTGTGATGCGATTCTAAAGCGTTATGTCAAATTCTGTCATGACAACAATTTACCTATTGAAATAAAGAAGAATAGTGAAGTTTTTGACTACAATCAGCTAGGTGTATAATGCCCTATAAAAAAAAGAATAAAGAGGAGTATGATGATGAAAAATTCCTTTCTACCAATGAGAAATATAAGCTCAAGCAAGAAAGGTATCATCAGAAAAAAGACCTGATACCTCCTGAATGGGAGCGTCAGGAAGAAGAGACATTGCAAAGTTGGGAAGCTTTCAAATTGTTCAGAGATATGGGAATTACCAGAACCATGTCTGCTGTGGCTCGGCAACTTTCGACACCGGATAAATATAGGGGGAAATATCAAGTTGTTCAGAACTGGAGCTATAAGTGGAGATGGACAGAAAGGATCATTGCTTACCAAAAGTATCTTGATGCTATATATCTTGAAGAAACAAAAAAGAATGTTAAAGAAATGGCAACAAGACACGCTGAATATGCAAAAAATACTATGCAGTCTGTCTATGTTCCGGTTATGGAATTCATCAGGAAATATTCTAAAATTGAAAACTTGAAGAAAAATCCTCTGCTTTCGGACTCTGACCTTAAAGCAATATCTGAGTCAGACATCGAAAAAATGACTCTTTCTCAGCTTATGAATCTTGTATATAAATCAGCACCGCTAATGAGTGTGTTGGCTGATATGGAAAGAAAGAGCAGAGGAGAACCAACAAACATATCAAGCAGTGATATTACTACAGGCGGAGAGCAACTAAAGCCTGACATTAAGATAGTGGTAAATGGAAGTCAGTCAACTATATTGAAGGAGTACGAAAATAATCTCTGATATCCAAATGAATGTGTCACCTGTTTTCCTTGCTAATTGGGAAGCATACCTGGATGATAAGGTCAAAATTATTGTCAATCAGGGTGGTACCAGATCAGGAAAAACATACTCTATTATGCAGCTACTTTGTACCATAGGGCTCAATGCTAAAAAAAGGACCGAAATATCTGTAGTAAGCCATACTTTGCCTCACATCAAAAAAGGTGCTAAGCGTGATTTCGAGAGTATAATGCAAGATATCAGGGTGTACCAGGATAAGAACTTCAACAAAACAGATTTGATTTACAGGTTTTCTAAAGAAACATATCTGGAGTTCTTTTCTGCGGACAATGGTGATAAACTAAGAGGTACTTCGAGAGATATATTATTCATCAATGAAGCGAATCTCCTTACTTATGATGAATGGAAGCAGCTTCTTCTGAGAACACGCGGGAAAGTATTTATTGATTATAATCCATCTGAAGAGTTTCACTGGATTTATGATTCTGTTCTTACAAGAGATGATGTCAAATTCATTAAGTCAACCTATCTCGACAATTACGATTATCTACCACCAGAGCAGATAGATGAAATCGAGAGACTGAAAGATGAGGATAACGACTATTGGAGAATATATGGACTTGGAGAGATAGCCAAAGCAAGTAACCTTATTTATCCAACATTTTATAATGAATATTTCAACATCAGCGCAGAATCAATCTATGGACTTGACTTTGGATTCAATAACCAAACTGCACTTGTAAAAATTCAAAAGGTTGACCAAAATCTTTATGTTGAAGAGTTGCTTTATAAGAGTCAGTTAACAAATTCTGATTTGATTACTCTTATAAAAAGTTTCAACATCGGGCACAAATTTATCTACGCAGATGCTGCTGAACCTCAAAGGATTGAAGAAATTTACAGGGCAGGATTTAATATTCATCCTGCAGATAAGAGCGTTAAGTCAGGTATTGACTTTGTTAAGAGATTTAGATTGATAACACACAAGAATAGCAGCAATCTGCACAAAGAACTCAAATCATATAAGTGGAAGGAAGATAAAAATGGTCGTGTTCTCGACGAACCTGTTAAATTCAACGACCACCTTCTTGATGCTCTTAGATACGCTACTTTTACTCATGGAATTAAATACTGGATCAGCGCTAAATCAGCATTTCCATCAAAATTCCAGAGTATTACGGATACTTCCTTAAGAAATACATTAAAATCAATATAGGTAATATCATGAATAATAAGAAATTCTTTAATGCAGCTCAAAAAGGTGTTTACCTGACTGAAAAGATAAATACTTTTGAGGATTTTTATAATAGCTTCCTTTCAATACTCCCAAACCCATCCAAACTTCTGAAGGAACACGGAACAAAGAAAGTATTTTCTGAAACAGCCTCCGACGCGACTGTTCGTGGTGCTGTTAATACTATCTTCGAAGGGATCGGTTCTTTGGAATGGGAAATAATGAAGCTCGACTCCACCGATGCTGAAGTTGACATGGCTTACCAAACAATGGAAAAGCTGATGCGAAACAATATCGTCAAGAAGATAATTTATGCTATCTTCTATGGTTATCAACCTCTGAATATTGTTTGGCAAAATCTAAATGGGAAGTATCTTATTGATAAGGTTATCGAGCTTCCACATGATTCAATAGTTTTTGATGGTGACAGAAATGTTAAAGTCATTACTTCAATATCTAATAACGGAGTTGAGCCTGAGCCGTATAGATTTCTCATGCCTGTGTATGATTCTACATACCAAAATCCTTATGGTACAGGACTATTCCTGAATTGCTATAAACATGTATTCATAAAAAATAATATCTTTGACTTTTGGACTATCTATGCTGAAGATTATGGTTCACCGGGTGTTATGGGATCATTTACTCAAGCAGCAGCCAGTATGTTCCAGATGAGTCCTGAAGATTTCGTCTCATACTTCTACCAACAAATTGAGTCAATGCGTGGAAGGAAAATCATTGTTCATCCCGAAGGTACTAATATCAATTCAATCCCAAGCGGTGGTACTACATCAGCAGAAATTTTCAGCTCGCTCATCCAACATTCAAAAACAGAAATCAATGCTTTGATACTTGGCCATGAATCTGCCTCAAGTGCTACTCCCGGGAAACTTGGAAATGAACAGATGGCGAAATCAGCAAAGACAGATAGAATTGAATCTTATACTGAATTCCTTACTTATCATCTTAACGAACTTCTAAAATGGCAGCATGAACTAAACTTCAATTCCAATGAGCCCTGCCAAATAAGGTTTTATGAAAAAGATGATCTCGAGGTATATACTAAAAAAGCTCTTTTAGTGAAAGAACTAAGTGCTATCGGTGTAAAATTTAATGAAGATTACTTTGAAGATGAGTTCAATATCGACAAAAAGTACTTTACTCTCGAAAATATAAATCAAGAGCCAATGCCTGCCACTATCGAAGTAGATAAGCCGCAAGGAACAGAAGATGTCGAGGATAATGCAAGGTTTATCCCTTTAAGTATTGTTAATCAGCATCAGTCGAATAATTTTTTTGCAGAGAATAAGGAAGATGAAACGGATTTGATTCAGGAATTTTCTGATTTCGTTCTTAACCACAAAGACTTTAAAGATGTAAAAGACTCTACAATAGAAACCATTGTCAAGGAACTAAATAATTATGACGACTATCAGGATATGCTCGACCACCTTTATGATATTTATGATGAAATTGATATTGAAAATAAAGAATCCATTGTAAAAAAACTCATGCTCATTATTGCAATTTACGGTTACAATCAACAAAAAGAGGGTGATTAAAATGGCAAAAATTACTCTTGATGAATTAAAAGCAGCGTTCGACAAAAAACCCGAAGATATCATTGAGTATTTTAAGTCTTTAGGTGTGGTTCTCTCTGATGATTGGGATGATTATTTTGAAAAGTTCGGTAAAGATGCTTTCAAAATTGCCGGTATCAACAATGCTAATCACCTCATGGATGCAAAAGAATTAATTGAAGAGGCAATTTCAAAAGGTACAGACCTTAAAGTTTTTAAAGATTCTCTTAAATTCGGACTTGATCTTAGGGGCTGGCACGCTGATTTGGTGGTTACTCAAAATATTTCAAATGCTTATAATGCCGGGAGGTATTATCAACAAATTGATGATACTGAAGGTTTCCCTTATGTGAGGCCTGTCACTCTGAATGACAGAAAAACGACTAAGATTTGTGACTGGCTCGGCAAACAGAATTATGCTTTCAGAATTGATGACCCTAATCTCAATAAAATGTACTCACCAAGGCACTTCCATTGCCGTACTTACTATGTCTCAATAACCGAAAAGCAGAAAGAAAGGATGGGATATATCGTTAAAGATATTGACGAGATTCCTGAGCAATATCTTAACCATAAGGAATTTAGAAAACTGCCATCAGAAAAATACAATCCTGACCTCTCAAAATTTCCCAAAGAGCTTAAGGAAAAGATTGCATGAACATAGAATTTGAATTGGATGACATTAGGTTTGACTTAGCAAATGTTTTGCGAAATGCCGACCATTCTCCGTTTTACAACAGTGTCGGGAAAATACTTAAAGAAGCAGTTGCTTCAAACTTTGACGTTGAAGGTGCATATTTCCAAAGAGGTACTTCATGGATGCCTCTTGCACCGTCAACCGTTGCTTTTAGGGAAAAGCACAATCTTACACCCATAAACATATTGAGAAGAAGAGGAGGAGACGCCGGACTCTCCGGCTCAATAAACTATACTGCAAATAGAAATAAAAAACTGCATCGATTTTAATAACCTCCTTGATCAAGAAACTAAACTAATCAAAGATAGTTTTAAATAGAATTTTCGAATTATTCCTCAAAATGACTGCAAACAGTTAAATATGCAAAATAACTAGAATAACAATAAAATGGACAAAAAGACTGACCCTAGGCATTGCCAAGGCATGGGTTGAGCGTTGGCATTATTCGTTAAGTTTTTTATAGATTTTCTTCATCATAAGCTCCTTCACTAAGTCGCCAAAAACTTTGTCCTCCAATATTTTTTCAAAGATTTCTTGGTTTTGGTCCATGCGTCCAATGAGTTTGTCAATAAACTTGTCGTTGAAAGCGAATTTAAAAGTGTCGATTTTATTTACTCTTGCTTGGGTCTGCAAGGTTTCATCTTCCATCAATTCAGCTTCTATTTGGTCAAAGAATAGCTTATCTGCTTCTTCAAATTCTGTCCCGAAACGGTCATTAAGCACGTTGATGATTTCAGAAAGTAGAGCTTCTTCGTCTTTGGCACGTTTTAGACCCGCTTCTGTTGTTCCACTCAATTCGCCTTCTTCTCCTTTTTGCAATTCGATTGAACCTTCTTTTATCTTTTGTAATCTGTAATATTCCAAAGCCACTTCATCATCTAAATGTAATGATTCAGATAAATCCCGTTTTGGAAGTCTGGTTTGAAGTAGTTTAGCATACGCATAAAACTTTTCATATTCAGAATCAATAAATGGCATGATTTGAGAAAGGAAAGCATATAAGTTTGTCCATGTACGTAAACCCTTTTTAAACTCGTCTTGCTTTTCTTCTTCTGCAATGGCTTTAAATCTGTCAACCGCTGGGTCTGTGAAAGCGTACAAATGTTTTTGATGCTTTGGGTTGTTCAGCTTTGTCTTTGGGTCAAAATAAACATTGGCAAAGGCTTCTATTTCTTGTGTCCAATACACTTGAAATTCGTCTAACCTTGCTTTTAGGTCATACAAGTGGTTGATGTCTGTTTCTTCTGTTACAGATGTAATTTCATAGTAAGGTTGAAAAGAATCTAAAATCGTTTGTCTGTCGTTTGCAAAATCCAAAACAAAAGTATCTACCTTGCCTGGGTGCATCCTATTCAGCCGAGAAAGCGTTTGTACAGCTTTAACGCCTGATAACTTTTTATCTACATACATGGTATGCAGTAACGGTTGGTCAAAACCTGTTTGATACTTATCGGCAACAATCAAGATTTTATATTCGTCTCTATCAAAAATTGTTGGTAGCTCTTTTTCGCTGTAGCCAGTCATTTCAGGTTCTGAAACGCCATCAGGTGCATTGTCGTCAATAACTTTACCCGAAAAAGCAACCAATATTTTGATTTCGTTTTGATAACCTTTGGTTTTTATATATCTGCCAAATTCTTCATAATACCGCTTGGCGTGCAATCTTGAACCACAAACCAACATGGCTTTTGCCCTGCCACCGATTTTCTTAGAAACAATATTCCTGAAATGCTCAATAATGATTACCGTTTTCTGTGCCAAATTGTGCGGATGCAGAGAAACAAACTTACCAATGGCTTTGGCAGCTTTTTTCTTATTCAGATTGGGATCTTCCTCAATTGCTTTTGTCAATTTGAAGTACAGTTCATAAGTTGTGTAGTTTTGCAATACATCCAAAATGAAACCTTCCTCAATAGCTTGACGCATGGAATACAAGTGAAACGGTTTTGGTTTTCCATTTTCGTCTTTATCTCCAAAAACTTGTAATGTTTTATATTTTGGTGTTGCTGTAAATGCAAAGAAAGAAATATTTGGTTGTTGACCTCTTGCTGCTGCCGACCTTTCAATTTGCTCTCTTACGAAATCATCTCCTGTGTAGTCTTCTTCCAAATCATCTATTGCAGCATCATCCAATGATTTTGAAGCCAAAACTTCTTTGAGTTTTTTACTTGCTTCGCCACCTTGCGAGCTGTGAGCTTCATCTATGATTACAGCATATTTTCTTTCTGGCAATTCACCAACTTTGTCAACAATAAATGGAAATTTCTGCAAGGTTGTGATGATAATGTTTGTACCATAACCCAAAGCAGAAGCCAATTGTGTACTGTCTTTGTCTATTTTTTGAACTACACCTGTTTTATGTTCAAATTGGTAAATCGTGTTTTGTAATTGTTGGTCAAGTACTTTTCTGTCGGTAACGACAATCACGGAATCAAAAATTCTTTCATCTGCTGAGTTGTGCAAACTCGATAAACGATAAGCTAACCAAGCAATGGAATTACTCTTACCCGAACCTGCCGAATGTTGAATTAAATAGTTTTTACCTGTGCCAACTTCCAACACCTTTTTGCTGATATCCCGAACGGCATCCAGTTGATGGTATCTAGGGAAAATCAGTTTTTCTTTCTTGTAGATTTTGCCTTCAACTTCAATTTCTTCGGTTTGTAAATGAACGAATCGTTGAATGATTTCCATCCAACTGTCCTTTTGCAAAATGTTCTCCCATAAATAAGCGGTTCGGTAACCGTTAGGATTTTGCGGATTGCCTTTACCGTTGTTTGCACCTTTGTTGAATGGTAGCCAATAGGTTTTGCATCCGTCTAATTTGGTACACATAAATACTTCGTCTTGGTCAACGGCAAAGTGAACCAAACATCTTTTCTTGAATGCAAAAAGGATTTCTCGATTGTCTCTTGTGGTGCTGTATTGCTTTAAGGCATTGCCCACGTTCTGACCTGTAAACTGGTTTTTAAGTTCAAGCGTGGCGACTGGAATACCATTCAGAGAAAGTAAAACATCAACCGAATTTCTGTTTTTGGTGCTGTAATAGATTTGGCGATATACTTTCAAATTGTTTTTGTTGTACAAATCCACCGCATCAGGATTTAAGCCTGAAGCGGGTTGAAAAAACGCCATTTGAAAACGCACACCATAATCCACAAAACCATTGCGAAGCACATCCAAACTGCCACGCAAGTCCAATTCTTTGTAAAGCCTTTGAATCACCCGATTGTCAGCATCTGCACCATGTATGGCAGAAATCTTTTCCCATCTCTTAGGCTGTGATTCTTGTAAAAATTTAATCACTTCATATTTGAACATGCCCAACTCAGGGCTGTAATCTGGGGAATTGCCTTCTGCGTAGCCGCCTTGTTCTGTTAGCGATTGCACCAAGGCAGTTTCAAATGTATTTTCAGTTGTAATACTCATGCTTCTTCACTTTTTGCGAGTTGCTCTTGTTCTGTCTCTTGACTGATAAGAAATTGGCGGTAAGCAACATCTTTAAAAATTAACCTCAATTCGTGTTTGGTTTTTTCCGATAGATTTTCCTTGATGAAACCTGATTCATCAAAACACGATTGCACAAACTCATAATTGTCTAAATAAACATCTTCGCTAATGTTGTATAGTTTGTTGGGTAAATCTGATTCTATAATCTCGAATGTGTCGGGATTAAAATACCTGACCAATGGTTTATTGATTTCATTGTACTCTCGGCCTTGAAAGCAGGGTTTTCCTTTGCTGGATTCCCAATAAATGCCGAAAAATTCTGTGCGATTGGATTTATACACTTTGGCGATTTGCAGACTGCCGTCAACTTCCCGAATAGCTTTGTCAAGTGAAATTCCGCATAAAATGCGAAGCGGTTCCATGTCAAGTTTTGACCCGATTTTATCTTCGTCAGATAGCAGTTTCTTGAAACGGTCTTTGGCTTCTTTTTCAATATCACCAAATGAGCTTGCATTGCCCATGAACGTGTAAAAGATGGTTTGACTGCTTGAATTGGTCAATTCATCAAAGATGAAACCTTCTACGCCTTCTGAATAGTACAGCTTCCAAACTCTAAACGCTCCATTTGCCCCTTTCTGCCAATCCCAACCACCAAAAAGAAACTCGGCTGAACCTCTTTCCAAGTGGATTCTTGCTTTATCTACTTCGGTAATGGTTTTTACCAACTTTGTAAAGAGTTCGGATAGGAATTCTAAAACCTCTTCCAGCGTTGACGAAGGCGATTGTAGGTATTTATCCAAATGAATAGAAGAAACCAAATTCAGCACCAAAGGATAAGCCCGCATGGTATCGCCAGCAAAACAAAGCAAACAGTCCTTTCTCGGCAGTTCAAAAAGTTTAATACCATGCTTCCATTTTTCGCCACCTGTAAGGCAACTGTCCGTAGCAAATACCAATTCTTCGGTATCGTTGGCTTGGCGTATGTATGCTGTACAAAGTGTCATGGCTTATTCAGTTACTTTTATTTTTCCCGTTACCACTTCGCTGATGAGGGCGGTGCGGTACTCAGTTAATAATTCAATCAGTTTTTCGGTTTTGTCTTTTTTAGAAGATACTTTTTCAGTTTCGCTTTCAATAAATTCAACAATTGCAAGCTGTTCTTCTATTGTCGAAGGGATTGGGATAAAAGTAGATTTGATTATTTCAGTATTTAAGTTAGGTTGACCATTACCAGCCATTTGTTCCCTGTAGATATCTGTATGACTTACAAAGAAGTAATACAAATAATCTCTATTTAAAAATGGTTTTAGTTCTGGAAATGCTACCGAGCCATCATTTATACAACCTCTAATCTTTGAGATTTTAGGAACGCCAAGTGTTGCGCCACTATTTGACAGTAGAAGAGTTTCGGGTTCAATTATTCTACTATTTTTACTGCCTTCTTCTGTTAGATATTCTTCTGTGCCTACAACATATTTCCCAACTGCATTGGTAACTTCTTTAACTGTTATCCAATGGATATAGTCGCCAAAAAAATATCTTGGGTCTCCTGTAGGTCTTGGACTGCCACCTCTAACAATTTTGCCACAATGTCCAATTTTTTTTAAGTCCCAATGCTCCGGAATTTCCCCCAACCATTCAATGCCTGAATCTTTCATAGGCACATCAGGGTTGATACCTTTGGTAACGGCTTGGTTGATGATGGCGGTTTTTTCTTCTTCGTAGAATTCGAGCAGGCGTTTTTTGTCGGCTATCAGTTCGTCTATCTCGGCTGTTTTGCGGTCGAGGTAGGCGGCAATGGCGGTTTGTTCTGTTTTTGGTGGAATAACTAATGGAATTTTAGCCATCATGTTATTCATCAACTTTGGATTGATATCAAGTCTTACAGAAAACTTAGTTCCCAAATTCAAATAATAAGGAAGAAACTTTAATTCAATTTGCTCCCAGTTTTTTGGTTGGATCGTTCCACAAACATTAGTGCAATTGAACTTTCCTTCTCTGTAGAAAACAGTTCCTGCGTTTGCTCCGTCAGTCGTCCAGGTTACATACTCACCTTCAAAATCAAATGAATTAAGACAACCCATAATGCCATTATTCTCTGTTTGAGAACTATAAACGGGAAACTCGCCCTCATTCTCGGCTATTTCTATTGCACTGATCACTCTGCCTCTTCCAAGGTTAGTTAATCTACCTATGGTTGCAATAGTCCAATGCTCGGGTATTTCCCCTATCCATTCAATGCCTGAATCTTTGTATGAATCGTATTTTTTCATTTGTCTGAACCTTGATTTTCCGGATTTTCTTGATGGCTTGATTTTGTAAGGAGTTTGTTATTATGAACTCTTTTGAACTGGAGACTTTTGGCTCCAAAATTTAATAGCAAACCAATTTCCATATTATATGCCTCCAGATAATTCATGGCTTGTGCTAAGTGAACATCTTCTAAATTGATAATTGCCTTTATTTCAACCATAATTTTTTCTTCTACAAAAAAGTCCACCCTGCGGGTTCCTATTTCAAAGCCTTTATATTGTAACGGCATTTCTTTTTCTCGCTCATGCTTGATATTGTTGAGATTCATTTCAATGGATAAAGCTCTTTGATAAACCACTTCCTGAAAGCCATTGCCCAAGTGTTTATGAACCTCCATGGCACAACCGATGATATTATGTGTTAAATCTTCATGTTTCATAATCAAGCAATCATTAAATCCTTATAAATCATAGTTCAAGACATTTTTCTCTAATTCCAAAGTCTTTTCCTCCAAAGCCAGAATATCGGCTTTGATGTCTGCCAAGGGTCTCAATGGCTTAAACTCATAGAAATACTTAGTAAAGTTGATTTCGTACCCAACCTTAGTTTTGCTGTGGTCTATCCATGCTTCGGGCAGGTGCGGTTTTACTTCGGCATCAAAGTATTCTTCAATGGTTTGGGGTACCAAATTGCCGTCTGCATCTTTTTTCAAAAACGGGATGTTTTCATAATCACGCAAAGAAGTGTCGGGCTTGGGTTGACCTTTACTTTTTACAATTTTGCCGTTTTCCTTTAATGGTTGTTCTACGGTAATTCTCCAATAGCCAAAGAACTCATTGGGTAGAATTTTGCAAAACTCGTTTTCTTCAAAATTGCCATAGAGTTGGGTAATAAAGCCAATCCCTTTTTCATTTCCATTTTCGGCAATTTTCTTTCGTTTATTGCCTAAACTTCTGTCCATTTTTTGCCAAAAGCGATTAAAATCCAGTTTACCTTCTTTGGTCAGTTCTTCATCTTTGGCACCTGTGGCGTTTATCAATTGCACTTTGCCGCTTCGTTCCGCACTTTTGTTATTGGTTACAATCCAGATGTAAGTGCTGATGCCTGTGTTGTAAAAGAGTTGGTCGGGTAGGGCAATCACGGCTTCCAACCAGTCATTTTCAATTATCCATTTTCTGATATTGCTTTCTCCGCTTTCGGCAGCACCGGTAAACAAGGGCGAACCATTAAATACAATGCCGATTCGCGTACCACCTGACTTCATTTTTGAGATCATGTGTTGCAGGAAAAGCAAAGAGCCGTCATTGATTCTTGGTAAACCTGCTCCAAATCGTCCGCTCATTCCTTTGTTGTCTGCTTCGGCTTTGATGATTTTTTCGGCCTTTTTCCAGTCCACACCAAAAGGCGGATTAGACAGCATATAATCAAACTTCTCTTCTTCCAGTCCGTCCACCGTAAAGGTGTTACCAAACTTGATGTTGCTGGGGTTTTGCCCTTTAATCAACATATCCGATTTACAGATAGCGTAAGATTCAGGGTTAATTTCCTGTCCAAATACTTTTAGTTCTGCTTTTGGGTTGAGTTCTTTAACATATTGCTCACCCACGGAAAGCATACCGCCCGTTCCGCAAGCTGGGTCATAAAGCGTTTTTACAATGCCTTCTTGGGTAAGGATGTCCTTATCTTCAATGAAAAGCACATTTACCATCAAGCGAATGACCTCTCTTGGGGTAAAGTGTTCTCCTGCCGTTTCGTTGGATTGTTCCGCAAACTTTCTAATGAGTTCTTCAAAGGTGTAACCCATTTCCATGGAATCCATGTCGGTCAGGTCTATCTCTTGAAATGCTTTGACAACTCTGAAAAGAATGTCCGTTTTCGGGTCATCCATGCGGTCAATTTGGTCGTCAAAATTGAAGTACTCAATGATTTCCCTTGCACTGGTTGAAAATCCGTTGATGTAGTTTCTAAGATTTATGGCAACATTATCCGAGTCGGCAATCAGCTTGTCAAAGTTGAATTGGCTTCTGTTATGGAAGTTGAAACCTGCAATTTTATTGAGAGCAATGTCTTTGGCACTTTCTTTTAGTGAATCCACTTTTGGTAAGTAGTCCAGTACCTTTTGCTTGGTCGGTTCTAGTACACAATCCAGTCGTCTAAGCACTGTCATTGGAAGTATTACCTTTCCATAGTCAGACTGTTTGTAGTCGCCTCTGAGCAGGTCTGCCACTCTCCAAATTAGGTCTGCTTTCTCTTTAAAATTCTTCATTTATTGTCTTTTATCTTTTGTCAATGTTAATACTTTTTTTCTGTCTAACAAATCGCCACTTTTCAGACATTTATATAACAAAATTCTTTTAATTGTATTAAACAAGCAAAATTCAAGCCAGGTTTAGATTTAGTAATAATACATGAGAGGATGGGCTTTTGCTCGTGTGAAAACTATTCTTCAAATCTCATCTTCATTAACCTGCTTGTGTCTCTTGGTGATCGATTAATATCCTTTGCAATCTTTATAATTTCCCTTTTTGTGAATTTCCTGTCAGGGTATTTTTCCTTCAAATATTTTAGTATCAGCCCATCCATATATTTCACTCTCTGTATAGTTAAAGTTAGTCCATCGAAATATTGTAGCAGAAGCTTGGCTGTATCTACTCCAACGAGTTCTGCAATCATGAGTGTGTCCCCCGATAAATCTTGTATTTCCAAGTGGTTAAGTATTTCATTAATGCTCTGAATCATGTCGCTTCCTTTATATAATATCAACTATTTATGAAAACTAATTTTATCAAAGTAAGTTTTGACGTCTTCTAAAGACTCTGCCGAAAAGGCTATTCCGCCATGCTTCCTGATATCTCGCATATTCACATACTGCAATGTGGTAGGTGTTTCACCCGGTCTTTTTACTTCTATTGAATAAAACCTGCCTTTGTAACAACCAAAAATATCCAGCGTTCCACCTCTGTTGGATACATGGACTTTCCTTACGTATGAGATTTTTTCAAGATAATCAATGATTTTTGCCTGCACTTCCGATTCATACTTCAACTTCATAGTCCTTCCTAAAATAGCTTAAAGTGTAGTCTTTCTTTTTTAATACAGCTTCATAAACCTTGCTCTCTATACCCTCTTCCACAAAGAGCCAATCCACCAACGGAGGACTTTCTCTGTCAAATGTCTGTATCCTGGCTCTTGCCTGCCAATATTGTGTTGCAGAAAAGTCAATGTTATAAAATATCAATACATCAGCCGTTGCTAAATTTACTCCCATACTCCCCGAAAGAATCTGACAAATAAAAACCTTATCGGGATGCTGATTGAAAACCATAGGGTCATCTGTCCAGTTGGGGATAGTTTTCTTTAATACATTCCCCTCACCTATAAACTTATAAAAGACAGCAATTTTCTTACCCCGATATTGCTCAAGGATATACTTTGCCTTGCTGATGTCTATCACTTTAAAATCATTTTGCTCTGTTCGTATGGTTCCTGAATATGCCTGATGAATTTTTGACTGAAGTTTTGCTGCAGAATCCGCCTTGATTTCCTGACCATCATTAAATCTGTAATATCTATCCTTGAGAAGAATACGAACCATCCTGTCAATATTTGGACTACGGGGAATCCTGACAATCCTTTCTCTTACCTCATTCTGCTTAAAGCCTGCATCGTTCTGTGAATAACGAATAAAATACTTGTTTAAGACGCTCATGATTTTCTCATTATCTGCATCTTTGTAATCTCTTACCCTTAAGCCATTAAAAATCCTCTCCTTGATATTAACGAATTCATGAGCAAACTTATAAAAACTTTCGAACTTAAAAGGATGGTAGGGAGATATCCAAAACTGATGAAACAGCTGAGAATATGTTTCAGGTGATGGTGTGCCGGAGCATAAAATCACAAGACTCTTCTTAATTGAGACTATCCTTTTTAGTTCTATTGCTCTTAGAGAGGGCCTTGGGAATTTGCCTAGTCCATGAGCTTCATCAACAATAACTACATCAAAACCATCTTTCACTTTGCCTAGCTGCTCATAATTGGTAATGGTGATATTATACCCAAAACCCGCTTTGGTATAATCACTTTCGATAGATGATATTGCTTTTTTCTTGGTTACGAAAAGTACACTTTTAGCATTACAAAACTCAGCGATCTTTAGAGCAATAAGAGTTTTCCCCACACGCATCTCAATAGCAAGATAGACAATCTTCAGGATGCTGATGATTTGAAATCCTTGCAAAGCCAGATTTTCCTGATAATCCCTCAGAATCATTAATTCACCTTATAGATATAATTTGACACTCTTAGTCCGCTGGTGTTCGACAAGATACCCTCATATTCAGCTGCCAAAACCTCATTTAATTGATAAGTCAAATTTGCAGGATTATTAACAAGATTTTTCCTTTTTAGCATCCTGTTGATAAGCTCAATGGCATGAAGAGATTCATTCTTATCAAAAATTGACTGCCAGAACAGAATTTTCTCCTTCAGAATTTCCGGATCGGCAACAGGTTTTTTTGCTTTTTCTTTGTATTCATTGAAAGCAATTTTTTCTGCAACATTTTTGTCAAGATTTGCTTCAAATTCGAGAATTCCGGCTCTTTCTTCAAAAATTATGGCAGGATTATCAAAAATTTTGACACTTTTTTTGTCTAAAACATCAATTTTTTCATCAATTTCGTTCAAAAAACCTTTAATTTTTGAAATTTGGTCTAAAATATTTTGTTCGACGAGCACTTCGAGAGCAATTTCCAATTCACGTTTTTTTGCTATCAATTCTTCCAGTTCTGCATAAGTTTGTTGTTCCTCCGGCATAGGTAAGTCGTAGTTATTACATACGATTGGTGCAAATTGCTCTTCTGCAATTTTGCTCTTTAGTTCCTTTCTTAACTTCGCAATATTCATGTTATGCTCCGAGTTGAAAATTTTCGGTGTACACTTTTAATGAATGTGTACACTTTCTAAAAAACGGCAAAGTGTACACATCTTTGATTGATTTATAAAGACTTACGAGCGGTGTACAGATGTACACTTTAAAATCAGCTTTTTTATATATATATTTATTTTTCTTTTTATTATTTTTTTTCTCACGTATAATATATATATATTTTAATAATAAAAGTGTACACATCTTGCTAAATGCTAAATAAATAAAATTGTTACGGTGTACACTTTCAGTGAGTGTAAAGTGTACACGCAGCGAGGATGTTTGTGCTAAGTGTTGAAATACCAAATGTTTACGGTGTACACTTTTAACCCCATTCAAAAGTGTACACATTGCTTTAAAACTGTTCACCACCATATAAGCTATTTTCATTTTGTTGCTCAGAATATTGATTTAACTTCCAATACTTTCTTCTATCGTCCCTCGTGGAGTTAACCCCTTCAAAGAAATCAATTCTTTTAAATTTTAGGTAGTCATTAAACCACCTAGATGTTTTTGTTTGAGTAGTTGCGCTTTTACCATGAGGTCCATAAATCTTATTTTTGTTAACAAAATTTTCGTATAAACTCTCTCGATATACTTTTTCACCTTCATTTAATTTTGCAATCATATCCTCAGCAAACTCGATGAACGGCTCAGGAATTTTAGCTTTAATCTTCCTTTCTTCGAGATTAACCTGGTCATAAGGAATCAACCCATCATTCATATAAAGCACAGTGCAAGAAATCATGAAAGAGAAGAACATATCCCATTCCGGTGAATCCTTGCTCCACCCCTCCTCAAAGAACATATTCCCGAACTCATCGGGAGGCTGATAGCTGGCATCGAAATAATCAGAATACTCAATCTCAAACTTACGTGCTTTATGGGAATCAGAATCATTAGCTAGGACAGAATTGGTAGAAATAAGGAATTTTGGAGACTTCTCATAAGGCACCTGGATAGGTTTCTGCCCTTTATTTTGAATAGAAATACCCTCCGTCAGATCTGAGAACAGCTTCTCGAAATTGAAATTCTTCTCTACATCATCAAAATAGAGCACCTGAGTATCAGGAGACACCATCTGATAGAAGAACTTATCGTTGAAGTCCACCTGTTTACCATTGAACTTAATCTCCTTCCTTAACTTGCTGATTGCCTTAGCAGTAACACCCTTACCTGTTCTGCCGTTAGACTCATCTGCACGGGCAATTTTCTCTTCACAGAGCACTACCGCCTTTGTCACTGTGGGATCTTTGTAAGTATGCAACATATACCCGATAGCAGAGCAGAGAGCAGCATACCTTTTCAAATCCACCTCACGTTCCTTCCTATAAACAGACTCACCCTTTTTAGGAGAACACACTTTCTGGATAAACTGTTCGAACTGACCCACCGGTACCGCCGCCTCATCATCATTGAAATTCATGTAGATATTTTTAATCTTATGATTGCTGATCTGATCCTTCCAGATATATCCATCGAGATTTTTATAACGGATCTTCTCTACAGAACCCTTAGTAGCTTTCACACAAGTATTTTCAAAGAAGAAGAACGCCTCATCTTTCGAATCATGGATAAACCTGTCGTCAATGGCATCAATCATCTTAAGCAGCTTCGTAGAGCTGTATATATTCAACTTTTGCAACAACACCTCTATCAAGTCCAGCTTAGAGAAAAGCTCAGTCACCCTGTAAGGCATTTTGAGGATTTCCTTCTTCACAGAATCGAGAATCTTCTCCTCGTTGATGATATCCACGATATTATCTGTCACCTGCACCAGTATGGAAGTATTCTTATCGAGCCAAAACTTACGATAACCCGCCCTTTGAAGGAAATTGATGAACTTCAACATATTAATCTGCAGCTGGTAATCGGATTTCTTACCCGTCGAACTCTCATTCTCATCAAGGTTCTTAGCGTCCTTCGTCTTCGGAGACTGATTCCAGAATATATCCTTGAGAGTGAACCCGGTCCTTACCAGGAACTTTTCAAGGTCAAAATCCTCTACAAACATCTCATCAGCATCATCAGGAATCATATCATCATCAGACTCAACTTGCGATGCTGATGAATTCACCAACCTCCCCCTTTTGCTTACAGAGAGTCCGGAGTACAGCTTTGACTTATCATAACCATACATTGCGGCATAATAAATTACAGATGAGATAGTAGGCTTTTTGCTCCTGTGCCTTACCTTGTAAGCAGTACCTTGCTTTTCATCCGGTGACCAATTCTCAATAAGGCGTATCGCTGTTGACTCATCGAAGTAATTACCTACAGCAGATACAATCTTACCCCATTCATCGTAACACATCTGCTTGGGGATGTATGACAACATCTCAGACACCTGCTGCTCTGTAAGCTGCTCCGACCTGTCATTGAACTTAGAGTAAGTTTTCGAAGCTTTCTCCATCCCGACACTCATATTTTTAATCCTGTTCAGCTCAACCTTAGACATCATTTTACCAAAGATATGACATACAGCATTAGTATGACCATAGAACATCCTATCAATATTTTTGCATGACTTGTCCGAGTCAAACTTCTCAATGAAAGCAGCAGAGACATCAGAGAAAACTTTGGGGTCGTTAATCCTTTCAGGCAACAGAAACACAATCCTAAACCTGTTCTGCACCTCCGTATGTGAAGGAGTAGTGTATATCAGCAACGCATTTTCATGAAACCAGGGATCTTCCATCACGCTGTCGAGAGAAGTATATCCCTCCTCGAGAGTCTTACACCTCTTGTTATAAGACTTTGACTCAGGATCATACTCCTTCACCTCGTTATCAATATCCACGCTCAACAGCTCGGCATAGATGATGTCACCGATATTAGGTTTGGCAGTCCCCGCTTCAGGCTTAAGGAACCCTTGAGAATAAGCATAACCGGATAATATATGTTGCATCAACTGATGAGCATCAAACTGAGCATTAACCCATCCATAAGATTTGGGGTCTCCCTTGTTGATGATGTTCTTATTTATAGCCAAATTGAAAATCATATATAATCCTAAATTGTTGATTTTTCAACCACTAACATAAAACAATGTCAGCGATTATCCAAGTTAATAAGTCATTAAGCGAAGAAATAAATCAAAAAACCTACTACTAAAGCAGCCACAATCACACCTGTAGAGATAAGAGTCCAGGCATTACCTTTTCCTGCCATCTCCGGAGCATACAAGCTGAGATAATCAAAGAACAAATCTGCAAACTCTTTAGTATCGAACCTTAGCCTGGTGAGCTTTTCACCTGTCATCAGTTCGACATCTACAAACCAGTATTTCCCCCTGCGAATCACGTCAGCACTTTTGACATTATTGATATCCATCTGCGAGAGATACTTTTCACGCAAGTAATCAAAAGTTGAATTCATAACCACCTCATATAAATTTGAATTTAAAAATCATATTCCCCTTATGGAGATCATGCTCACGGGACAGGACTCGAACCTGTAGGATTTCAGTCACAGTAATCATATTTCAAATACCTCCTTACTTTCTTCTTTAGCGTCTACCATTCCGCCACCCGTGAATACTATATCATTTTGAATAGTATAAATTGCGATAAAATTCCTTCAGTTCACTCATCACAATATGCTGATTTAGAACCTTTTCAAACACCTCATCTTTCTTGCTTTCCTTATCCAAGCCCGGTCCAACATAATGTTTTTTAAAATCCTTATACATCTGACTGATGTCGTCATAAGAGTGCCCTGTCAGGAACACACCGAATTCAATAATTTCTTTATTCATTTGATTTTCTCCTGTGCTGTTGTGCATATTTGCAGTTTGCAAAATGCGAAGTATGTTTATTGATGTCGAACTCGACCTCATTATCACTAATTTCGAAGTATTCCACCGGCATAGATTTGCCTGATTTTGTTCTGAGCCAAATAATCATAGCTCCGCAGGACTTACATCTATTGACTTTGCTCATTTGTAAATGCCTTATAATTGTTAATTAATGTTCTTAAATCTGAACAGATAGACTGAACTAACTTCTTAAACTTTAAAGTGCTTTCCCTTATATCTTTTACATATTCAGGAACGTTTTCATCATCCTTCATCAGCTTTTCTCCTTGAGTAAATCCATTTTAAACTCCACAATTTTTTGGCAATATTGCCGATTAAACATTTCTACTCAAAATCTGGTTACCCACTATTCCACCAAACAGCTGATTAAAATAAAGCGGATGGATGGATTCTCTATCAATCTTACTACCTTTCTTGCAATACCTGTGATAGTACTCTCTTGATTTCTCTCTTTTGCAGTCTATACAACAAGATTTGTTCGAAGGGTAGAATCTGCTCAATGGCTTCTTCTTGCCACATTTTTTGCAAATCATTATACCCTCAGCTTAACTATAGGTATTCTGGCTATACTTTTTGCTATGCCTATCTCCCATAATGCTCCCATACTGTCTTTTGAGTCCTCTAAAGCTACAACCATTTCACGCTTTAGTAGCTCCGGCACCAATGCTTTCATACATTCAGTCCAGCCGGTAATGTTTCTCTCTTCGCAGTATTTGAAAGGATTTAGAACACTTTTTGCTGACTTCATCAGGAATCTCTCTGCCTTCAAAAACTTCTCCCTAGTCTCATTTACCGGTAATCCTGAGATTTTCCCTGCTAGATATACTTCCTTTTTGTAATGCTCATCAACAAGTTTTCTTATGGTGTCCATATGCTCGATTGTGCTGTATGCTATGTTATATAATGCTTTGTCTTCCACGTCTGTTTCTATCATCTTCATAGCTTGTTTCACTGAATTGACTAGTGAGCTGTGGTCATATCCAGTGAGTTTTACTAATTGTGGGTAAGATAATCCCGAGTCTTTCAATGCTTTATGGAAGAAATGTCTGCATTTTACCAGTTCAATTTTCCTTGATTCAGTATAAAATATTTCAGGATCAGCTTTCCACAGTCTTCCTATCACATCAAGAGCCGGGCGATATTCACCCTTCAGCAGTCTGGCGATTTTATGTTGATTCATGACTTTCCTTTTATTTTGCCGAGAATACCTATCTTCCATGTCCGGGGTTTTGCACTTCGGATAGGCATCTCAGCGATTTGTGATTAAAATAAATTCTTGATTACCAAGACACTTCTTCTACTTCTTCAATTTTATCTTCTTCTGTCAATCCTCTTAAGCTCAAATTAACAGTCTCTACAAGTTTGCTGATAAATGCCATCCTTTCCTTCTTGTTATAAATCTTATTACCTTTTGCGTCGAGCAATTCTTCACCATCAACAATTACCGGCTTTACTTCAGGCATCTCTTCAGGTGCATATTTCCACTTTACCAGTTCACCATGCTTATAAACCACCAATTTGGTTCTTGTGTCTTTGAGATATGGAACTATCACTATTGATTTTGAGTAGTCCTCAAGGTTGGCGATTGAATTGATAAAGCTTTGGAAGAGGTATCCATCATAATCTGCTGACCATATATAAACTTTGTCACCAACTTTGAATTCAACATTCCACTGTTTTATCGGTTTGTCTGAACCATTAACCTTGATGGTTCCTTCTTTGAGAGATATAGAGTTAAGATAACCTTCGAAGTTATCATAGTAGTTAGGGTTGTCCTTTGGACCTATCACAATCTTACCCTCTTTGATTTGCATGAACGTTACAGGTGTTCTTTTACCTGGTCCCATTATTAATTCTCCTAAAATGTTAAATAAATTATCTTAATACCAATTGGTCTTCCTGGAAGATAAGGATACCCGGAATCTCCCTTATACCACTTGAAATTGCATCTTTTACTTTTTTTTCGTCAACAGTAAGGTAGTCTCTTGGGATTAATGTCATATCTGAGATACTGTATTTCCATACTCTTCTTACTGAGTTGGATGTCTGGTTGCTTAATTTTGCAGACTGTTCGTTCATCTCTATGAGTTTCAGAGATTCTTTTTCTAAGACCTCAGCGCTGCCGGTATCTTCAAGAGCAGCTTTCTTGAGTCTCTCCTCAAGTTCCCTTTTCTCTGCCTCAATCCTTCTCTGCTCTGCAATCCTTTCTTCTTCAAGTCTCTTTTCGAATGACAGGATCTGACCTCTGATATTCTTCAGAGCATCATTGAGTTTTGAGGTCAATGTCTTTGCGAAATCGTCAATCTTCTTTTTCTCATTGAGAATAGGTGCTGTTATCTCCTTCCTTTTCTCTTCGATAAGATTCTCGATTGCCTTGGCTGTCTTTGCAAGGTGTTTTGCTGTCTCCAGGTTCTCGATATTGGTTATCACCACATTGTTACACTGTGTTGCGAGTTTTTCTATCTGTGACTTTGCTTCGCTGAATTTTGCAATAGCTGTGGTTGATAATTCAATCAGGTTCTCCATAATTTTAGTTCTCCATATAATCTGATAATTTAATATTTTCTAATTGTACTTTCTTTTCGAATAATGCATGTTCTAATAATTCTCCAATTTTATGTATGGATAGGTTTATTACTGCATCGTCAAGGACATGTACTCTCAAGTCAGCATGAAATATCACAAGATTGCTTTTTTTATTTTTTTTTTTAATCTGCCCAATTTCTTTTATGCTGTTGTTTAGACCTTCGAGCTCTTTTTGCAACCTTTCAATGTCTTTATTGCACATTTGAATTGCTCTTATTTCCTGATTTGTCATTTTTTTTTAATCCTTAAATAAGTTGGCAATATTGTCATAACTAATCTCTTCTATCTCAATACCGAAGTTGGTATCAGTATCAATCGTCCGGCAGGTTTCTATGTCATTGGGAGTGTAATCACCCTGCGGATTAATATCTTCAATATCCCATTCCGGTGCTTTTATATCTTCAAGCTCAAGTAACTTCTCGGCAGCTTTTTCATATTCCACTTCCTTCTTTACTATTGCTTTTTGTCGGATATCTGCATCAATAAGCTCTTTATGTGACTCATAAGCTATCTCTTCAAATTTTTCTATCGAGATATTCTTGCTGATGTCTGAGCCATATTCCAATGTACCGTTAATAGTAGTGATGGAATTGATGGTGCTGTTATATTTTTTATAGAAGATAGCAACATAATACTTTATCAGATCTTTTTCAATAGAGTCCGTCTGGTCTTTGAGATAGAACAGTGAGTCATCAACTTCATTCCAGTCCTTCGGAGCCCAGTTAAATACTCTGTCTATCGGTATATGAGGATAGTATTCCATCCATAAGTTTCTATACATATGCACCTGAGCGGCATTGCTGTCGGAGAATCCGTGTCTGCCGGACTTGAAGTCAATCACCGCAGTGATAACCCTTGTCTTGTCAGCCACAATCTGTCCACCTTTATCTACCTTGATGTCTGACTTAAGGATTTTCCCGTTCTCACCTGTTCCTATTCTCATCTTACATACCAAATCTATGGCACCGCCATATTTCAGTCTCTCTGAGATTAGTACTATTTCAACCGCCAAAGGCTCTACATCATAGTCTCTTGTGAATTTAGCAAAGGCTGTCAGGTCCTGCTTTAATTTCTCTTCCCATTTATGTGTGTCGAACGTGATGAAGTTCTCTCTTATGTAGGTATAAATCCTTGCATCAAGTGTCAGCAAGTCAAATTTCCTGTTCTTCAGAAAATCAGCAATACAAATATGCAACAGAGTGCCGTATTTTGCTGATTGGCTTGCTATCTCATCAGCTTTTTTCAGACCATACTCAGCCCTCCATTTCTCTAAATATGATGGCAAGGGAGTAACTTTGTTCAGTATCGTTGTGCATGAGCCGGCTTCGAGATATCTCATATCTTTGTTGAAGGTATAATATTTTCTGTTCCCCAGAATGTCTCTTCTGAATACTAAAGGCGGGTTCTTTATCAGCAGACTATGGTTATAGAATTGGGGTTCAACAACTAAATAGTTATCCATTATTTGAATCCTTAATATTTTTTGAAAAAGTTTTATATAATCCATACATTATCATAACAGGCATCCCAACAATGATTGAGAAGAATATTGAAGATATTATCAGTTCCATAATTACCCCCAATTTTTAATTAAAAGAGTAATTAATGTCAATCCGAATGCGGCATACATCCCCAGTTCGAAGATTCTTTTCTGATTTCTTCTGATATACCATACAGGGTGTGGCTTAAGCAGTTTACTCAATGGAGTAGGCTTAAAGCGACGGGGCTTTGGTCGGAATGTATTATCAAGGAGTTTATGCAATTCAAAGCCCCCTAATGTCGCTAAATTTATTTTGTGTAACATCATCAACTTCCTTTTATTAATTCTTGTACATTTTTTAGTTCATCTTCCAAAATAGATGCAACGTGGGTTTGTTCAGCAGACTGTAGCTCTGTGAGTATAGCGGTTTTTTCTCTCATTATCAGTTCAGAGCTTATCCAGGCATCAAAGCTCTGTCCGCTTTTTACCCTCTCGATAGCTTTTATGAGAAAAGATTGATACTCAGCCAATGATGCGATATTTATCCCATCAGAAAAATTTTCCTTTGCCATGTCGTGGCTCCTTATTACTTTTGTGAAAAAATTGGTTATTTTCTCTTGCCGTGATTATTTTGGGATTTTGCGGCAAGAGTTTTTTTTTGGTTCTCTTGTTCAATTATATTGTCAAGATTGTCAAACCAGCCTTTCGGAATGGCATGGATATCTCTTTTGCTATTCTTGTAGTGTCCGTTGTTAGCGGTATCCAATGAATTCTGAAAGTCTGTTTTAAGCTTTTTGGATGCTTCTTCAAGGGCTAGTTTCTCTGCCTTAAGAAAAGCATCTATAGAATATTTCTTACGGCTACCAACGATTTGCACATGCTCTAGCCAACCATTACGAATCCACTCATGGAGCGTAGTTCTGCAAGTATTTGTTTCTTTAGAGAGCTGAGCGATATTAAATCTTCTGTAGTCCATAATACTTTTTTCCTTCCCCTGTCAGCTTCTTTTTACGACAAGATATCGTGAATCCGATTCCTGAGCAGTAAGATGGTCTTTAACATCAGCGATGTATTTACATCCTACTATCTCCATACCGTATTTTTTGGAAGCTCTCAATCTAAGTTGTGTAACAAGGTAGTTAGTCATATCATCCCACAACTCGATATCACTGGTGCGAGCAATATTCTCAGCCGCCAGGTCGAGCAAAGTAGTTATACTTTTAGGAAGAATAGAATTTTTCATTTCACACCCCGGAAATTAATAAATTAGTTTTTTGAATTAAAAGTTTGTTCGAAAGCAGTTCTGATAAGTAACCTAATCAGCTCTGAATAAGTCTCAATATTTAGCTTATCGAGTAAATTGCTGAGCATATCGTGTTCGGCTTTATTCATTCTTATCCCGACATAGTTGTCTTTATCATCATCTTCATTTTTTTTGATAGAGCTTAAGTCAATGTGTATCATAAGTTTACTTTTAAATTTTTTTGTGTTTCAAAAATTTCTTTTAATTATAGTGTTTTTATTATATTTTTGTAAAACAAAATGTTAAACAAATTAATTGGTACGGTCATTAACATCAGTGTTGAGTATGATTTTTTCATATTCAGCAAGTGCTTTTTCGAGCAACATACCCATTAATTTACCGGGAGTTCTGTGGTCTATAACAGCGAGTCTTTTGGCTCGCTTATAGGCCATAAGGTTTATAGGAAAGTTTACACTTTTAAACTTTATTTCTTGTTCGTTTTGCATAATGCACCTTTTATAGATTTACAATTATTATATTCGAGGTAATACATGGAGGGGAACCAGATAGTTGAGCAAATCAAATTGTTGAGATCGGAGATTTTAACATTAACCAAAGTAATGATAGATGTTAAAAATTCTTTAGATGAACCAACAGGTGATGAATATTTAAAGCAAGTAAGAAAATATCTTAACGACTCGCTCAGGGTAGTTGGTTTGGCTCCTATGTAGCTTTCAAAGAACATTGTGATTATTGTTTTTTGCTATCGTATCATAATCACAATACAAATGTAAGATAAATTTAAGATATATGCAAGATAAATTTAAGATATTTTTAAGATTTTAATATTTTTTTATATTTTTTTATCAATTTAATTTGTGGGTTTTAAATTGGATATAAGCGACAAGTACTTTTTAAACAATCAATTTAAAAAAATAATTGATGAAGTTTATCACGGTGACAAATCAAGGTTTGGGAAGGAACTTGGCACAGTAAAAGATCCAAATAAGCCAATGTCCATACAGTCAATTAATACGTATTACTTCAACAAGCAGACAATTGGACCTGCACTAGCGATGACTTTAATTGACAGATTGAGAATTAGTGAACTATGGTTATATAAAGACCAGGGTCCTATGTTTTACAGGACTTCAAAAGATGTTATGGAGTCTGAAAAAGTAAAGCTTGAAGCTTTCGATGAGTTGTTTGGTGCAAAGCAATTAACTCAGCTTGATGTACTTTTGATAAAGCTTGAATCGAAGATGAGCGAGGTAAATAATTTAATTCAACAAATTAAAGATTTGAGATAATTTTTTTATTTCTTAGGGGAGTTATGGCAAAAGGTAATTACAAGTCAAATTTTGATCGGTTTTATAATTTAGATTTAGTCAATCTTGAAAGATATACTAGTTCATTTGTTGGTGGACCCGGAGCTGCAATTAATGATGGAGTAGAGACAGTTCAGTTCCACTCAATACCTGGACTAGACTCTGGAAGACATAAATTAATCTTTATAAAAGGGGATTCAATGTCGCCACTTATTGAAGAGGGTGATTCTGTTATAATAGAGGTTTTTAGAAACGGATTAAAGCCAAAGAAAGGTGATATTATTGCAGCGATTTTAAACGGTGAATTAATTTGCAAAATCTTTGATCCAGCTTCAATGTGTTTATATTTATCTTCAATAAATCAAGACTATCCACCTATACAAGTTTACGAAAATGATTCATGTGAGATTGTTGGTAAAGCTTGGAAAGTTATAAAAGATGCAGTAATTTAAAAATGGAGAAATATATGGAAATTTTAATTCTGATACTATTAATTTCTAGTATAGCATTACTTATTTCATCTCGATCCTATCAAAAAAAGATAAAGATATTATCTAAAGAGTTAGAAGTAACAAAACAAAGCCTTGAAGAGATAAATAATAGATTTAAGCCGGTTGTTGATCTTGAAAGTCACTTAACCGTTTTATCTAATCAAAAGAGTGAATTGGAAGAAAAAGTTAAATATTTCAAAATAGAAAATGATGAATTAGAAAAAATCAATAAAGTTTATCAAGATGACATCGATGATATTGTTATTTATGGATTTTATGATAATAAATATAGTTTTGAAAGTTCAGAAATTTATAAGTCAAAACTTCAGTCCATAAGGGAGCAGCAGAAGATATTAATCAAAAATGAAAAAGCTGTATTATCTAAGATACAATGGACTGTTAGGGATAGTCAAAAAGAGGGAGATAAAATAACAAAAAATGTCATTAAATTGATATTAATGGCATTTAATGGTGAGTCTGATTCAATTATTTTTGATGTAAAATTTAACAATATTAATAAGTACATTGAAAAAATTAAAAAACTGAGAGACACAATTAATAAGCTAGTTGAATATTGGGGCTGCGAAATATCAGATGAGTATTTAAATTTAAAATTAGCAGAGCTTGAACTTATGTATGAGTACAAAGAGAAGATAGAACTAGAAAAAGAAGAACAAAGAATGATTAAAGAGCAAATGAGAGAAGAAGAAAAGGCTGTTAGGGAAGCTGAAAGAGCAAAAAATAAAGCCATAGAAGATGAGAAAAACTACAGAATAGCTCTTGAAAAAGCAAAAGAGGATCTAGGTAAATTGCAAGGGAAGGAATTAGATTCACTTAATGAGAAAATTCGCAATTTGGAATTACAGCTTCAGGAGTCGCTCCAAGCAAAAGAGCGTGCTATTTCAATGGCTCAACAAACGAAATGTGGTCATGTATATATCATATCAAATATTGGAAGTTTTGGTGATGATGTTTACAAGATTGGAATGACAAGAAGATTAGATCCGATGGATAGAATTTACGAGTTAGGAGATGCATCTGTACCTTTTGAATTTGATGTCCATGCACTAGTTTACTCTGAAAATGCTCCCGAATTAGAAAGCACATTGCATAAACATTTTGATAAAAACAGAATTAACCTGGTAAACAATAAAAAAGAATTCTTTAAAGCATCAATCAATGAAATTAAAGAAATTATTTCAAGCAAAGGGTATGAAGCTAAATTTACATTGATTGCTGATGCCAAGGAATATAGAGAAACATTAGCTTTAAAACAATCACAAAGGGCTTCATAAAAATGAAAAAGTGCTTGTTTTCCCTATTTGTATTGCTTTTATGC